GGATTTGTTGAGATCAGAGCTGCTCCGACGTGGGTTTACCTCTGTCGAAGACCACGAAGACTACACCGCTCGGATGCTCATTCGGATGGGTCACTGCTACTAGGTTAGTAGGTGGTGGGTAGGGAGGGCGATCTCCGGGTCGCCTTTCTTTGTTGTGCTTGGGTGACATGTCTAGCATTGCTCGATTTGGGAGGCGATACAAAGTCTTTATGTGGGCTGTGAACTTACGGAGTATGCGACCATTGATAGGAAGTAACGAAGTAAAGTCGTTCTTCAGTTCTAACTTGTTGATTTTGTTGGGGAAAGTACTTTAGTAGTTTGACTTCCTAATCTATCAAGTGATTACAAGTTGGGGAATATGACCATGATATACATAAATTGAATTGGGCATATGGTCATACAGGAATTGACGATTCCCGAAGTATTCCCCAACCTCAAATAATTTAGTAGATTAGGAAGTCAAACTAGGGAACTACTAAAGCCGTTAAAAATCAACAAGTTACAACTAAGGGAATGCAGTACTTCGTTACTTACTTTGATAGTCCGTCGAGTACCAATAAGGAGGCCGGCGCTAGGGCTAGTTTCAAGCACCTACAAGGGACCGGCAATTCGACTAGTCCTCCAACAACCAAAAAGAAACCGCCCAACCTACGGGCGGCTCCTGTACTACTTCGTCTTGCCGTCGTCGTACGAGACCGTTACGGTGATCTCGCCCGGGGGCGTTTGCATGCCTGCGAACGCGGTCTTGCCGATGTAGACGTTCTTGACCTCCGCCGCTGTCCGTTTGTCGGACGGAACAGCGTAGAGGTAGGTTCCCGGCGTCGTTCTGTCGGGACGCATCGTAACGCTGAATGACTGTTTCATATGTTGCTCCGGTTCAGGAGCGGCCTCTCGACCGCCCCTGTACTTCACAGATGCCTGATGACCCAAATGACAAAGGCAATCAGGAAAAGCCCAAGCAGAATGCCCTTTACTAGAGCGCCCCACATGGTTTACTTCGCGGCGGGCTGTTCTCCGGCCGGTGCGGCCTGCGCTGCCTTCGCCGCTGCGTCCCGCTGATCCTTGACGTCCCGCTTCAGCGGCCTCGAGAGGACGTTCCTCGCGTGCTGGTAGCGGATGTCCAGGTGCGTCGAGATCGGCCCCGGCTTCAGACCCAAGGCCGCGAGGCCACGGATCGCGCCGCTCTTGTTGCCGTATCCCGTGATCAGGACTTCTTTGGTGAAGGTCGTGAAGTTCTCGGCCGTTACGCCGTTCATCTTCACGGGCTCGACCACTATCGTGGCCGGCGCCGGGGTTGCGACTGCGACTTGCAGTTGCGGTTGCGCTTGGGCGGTTGCCGTCGGCGCGGGGACATGCACTTGCGGTTTGGCTTTCGCCATGGTATGCTCCGGTTGTTAAAGAACTACGTCTGACGGCACCTCTTGATACCGCCGTACACTCTACGAGCGTACATCTATATTATATAGCGGTCCCAAAGATGGTAGCAAGAGGTCACCATATGGGCGCCATAGTGATTTTACCGACCCGCTGTTGCACGGGCTAGCCCAATGACTGCCTGAGGACTGGGCCACTGTAGGGCATTCATTTTGCGGATGTCGCGATTCGGACTAGTCCCCGGGCCGTGGGTTCCAAAAAGAAAGGGCCGCTTGCAAGTTCGGCCCTCCTTTCCTATTCCTTCTTGTACAGTACGTGTTGGTAGAGGTAGAAGTCCTTTAGTCGCTCGGCACAGCTGAGCTTCTTAAGGTCATCGTCCTCACTATCGGCTGCGGCTTGAATGTAGTCCTCCAAGTCCTTAAGAACCGCCGCTACCATTTGAGTCTGAGTCTCTGTCGGTACCATGTATGCTCCTTGCCGTTAGGCTTTACAGAACCGGTTAATGTTAACAGTCATATTGAAGACGTAACCGTCGATCGTGACATCTACGTCAATTTCATGTTCCACGTCGGAATCTGCCGTCCTGACGTTATTGACGACGTCTTTGCTAGTCGCACCTTGCAGATCCTGTACTAACTTAAGACATAGTTCTTGTGCGTTCACGTCTGACCTCCTAGTTGTTGAAGACGTACTACTATATTTATGGTACATATATATTATACGCCGGTCACGATGATGGTAGCAAGAGTCCGCCTATATGATTCTACTAGGAGGCCGGCGCACGGGCTAGGACTAGAGCCACCTCGGGACCGGTCCGGCTAGTCATTCAATCTACTTTCAGGGTTATACGGACATGTCCTCGGGCCGGCTAGCAGACTAGGCCAATAAAGGTAGACGGCCCGGTCCGTCGCTATGTGACTAGTCCCCCCACCTAAAGAGAGAAGGGCCCCGTCTAGAGGCCCTCTCGTCTAGTCCAGGACTCCTAGTCGCCTGAGAGTAGGACGTACTGCCCCGAAGTAGATGATGAGACTTGTTGCCACCACAACTACTAGTACTAACGTCATGTCGCTCTCCTGTGAACGATCAGCGATGCGATCGATGATCTGATCGCATCGCTGCTTCGTCGCGCTACTTCGCTTTCTTGATCGGCGTGATCAAGACGTTTCTGACGTGTTGATAGCGAATCTTCAGCATCTTCGCGATCTCGCTACGCGACTTGCCTTCGACAGTCAGCGCGCGAATCGCGCCAGACTTTGTTACATGCTGCTTGACATAGGCTGCCGCGTCGAAGACTACTTCGACTTCTTTACTGACTTCAGTCTGTTTCTGAATCGAGCTCATGTTTGCCTTTCTTTTATGTAAGAATAGTCAGGATGACTATTTAATCTTACATGTATATATTATATCGCCATCCTGATAGGATGGCTACGTGATATTTCGTATCGACAGATTAGTTGCGCGTATGTGTAATCCGGCAGGGTCCCGACAAACGTCAAAAAATCCTACAAACTATTCGGCCCATGAAAACATGACCCCAATTTGACCCAAAGATTCCTGTTGATACTTCCAGACAAAGACTATATAATCAAGATGTGAACGCCCCTACTCTCATGACAGAGGTCCAACCGATCAATGGAAACGGTCACCCTGTTCTAAGTTACAGGGCCCAACTCCTCCAGAAGGCTCAACCAAGGGTCCCCTCGACAGCAGAGGGTCTCCCAGTAGGTTACTACCGAGTCGACCTCCTCCCAACATCACGCCAAGAGGGGGCAGAAGCAGGAGCGGAGGCAGACGAGGTTCAAGCTCTCAAGAACGCCTACAGCGACCTCAGCTTCGAATACGGATATCCAACACTCCCAGATGGTCGCCCCTTCTGGCACAAGCTCGACTTCGAACCCGGCTTCGCGTATGGTGCCTTTCAGATGTACCTGGAGGAGATACGCGAAGGCCCTCGTGAACTAACCAAGCTCTCGACGAACGAGGAGCTCCTCCAGCTTGTAAACCAAGTCCAGCCCCTCGCAAGTAAAGAGCAATGGACACCGAAGCTCCTCAACAATCTCCTGTACGAGTTCAGCGTCCTCTACATCTGGCGCCCCAGAAGCCGAGCTCACGACGTCTACAAGGAGGCTGCGTATCGCCACCTCCGACTAAAACGTCAAATGTCGGTGGAAGATGAGCACTACACACTTGCAGCACGCCTTCTCCTACAATTAAAGGAGAAGGTTCTCGACACACCGAAGTTCTTCGAGAACATGAAGCCTCAAACGGCGGCCGACCTTCTCCAGAAGCTTGTCGGCATCCAGCGAGTGAGTGTCGGCCTCCCAGCAGCTGGCCCCTTAAGCCAGAAGGAGACTCCGGAGGACACAAGCTTCGAGATGATCATCCGATCTCTTGCCCAGAGAACAGGGAACATCTATGAGAACGGTGCGGTTGGGAGCGGACCTGGAAGTGAAAGTCGAGGTATCTTGAGTTCGGTCCTTAAGGACCCGGAAGCAGCGAAGAACCTCCAGGAAGTCATCATCCGCGTTACTCGGGCACAGCAACAGCGTCTCCCAAATCCGCACGAGCAACAGCAAGGTCACCAATTCAAGTCACGGCAGCGTGCAACTGAGATCATTACCCAAGAAGATCTCCAGGGGCCTTATGACCTCACTGGTGCTCCCGGAGAGAACGTAGATGCTGATGCTGATGCTGACGTTATACCCGAGGAAAAGAGAGTAGGGGGATCTCGTGCTGGATGACTTCAAACAGCTGTGCGAGTCATTTGAGCAACCACTCCCCGAAGTTCTGCCGGGTGAAACGGATCTGCGTCTTGCGGTCGAAGGCATTCTAGACCCTCGGAGCAAAGAGTATCTGGACGCAGTTAAGTTTACACCTGCCACTCTCGCGAACTACAGAACCGGGGGCAAGTGGATCCCTGCGGAACACCTCCTCTTCCTGTCAAGCATCCTGGCTTACGAAATAAGCCAAGGCGACGCCAGAATCATAGTGGAGCTCCCACCACGTCACGGCAAATCGGAGGAAATCAGTGTCCACACTCCAATTTGGTTCCTCGAACACTTCCCCTGGGCGAGTGTCATTCTTTCCACCTATGCTGCCGAGCTTGCTAGTGGCTTTGGCCGTCGCGTTCGTGACGCTTTCCTGTTGGATGACGGAAAGATCCTCAATACCCGGATCCGAAGCGACGTTCAACGTACAGACCTCTTCCTTACCACCGAAGGTGGAGGAATGGCTTCGGTCGGAATTGGTGGACCAATCACGGGTCGTGGTGCTAACCTGTTCGTCATCGACGATTACCTCAAAAACTGGGCAGAAGCAAGCTCTGATCTTGTCCTGCAGAGTATCCAGAACTGGTTCGGTACGACGGCCTACACGCGTCTAGAGCCAGGTGGTTCTGTTGTAATTCTGGCGACGAGATGGGTCTTAAATGACTTGATTGGGTGGCTGATCCAGAACGACAAAGAGCACATGTGGACGGTCATCCGCATGCCGGCGATTGCGGAGGAAGGAGACATCCTCAATAGAAAGGTTGGCGAAGCTCTGTGGCCCCTCCGCTATCCGATCGACAAACTCCTCCAGATCAAGCGTGTCGTCGGGGACTTCATCTTCAATGCGATGTACCAGCAAGACCCGAAGTCAATCGGCGAAACAAAAGCCGATCCAGAGCAAATCAGAATTATCGACCAGCTGGAAAACCCACAGCTCTACCGTTGGACACGTAGCTGGGATATTGCAGCCACTGATGGTAAGAAGAAGAAGAAGGGTGACTGGACTGTTGGCTCCCTTGTCGGTACCAACGGACGTCCAGGATTGCCAACGGCACTTACCTGCATCTACGACATGCGCAGAGAGAAACTCCCTCCATCAGGAGTTGAGGATCTTCTTCTGGAAACTGCCCGGTCTGATGGGCTAAACGTCCCAATCATCATCGAGCAGGAACCTGGCGCGAGCGGAAAGGCATATGCCGAGCATCTTGCCACGAATGTCCTCCGCGGATACAACGTCACCATCAAACCATCAGGTGGTGAGAATAAGTGGATTCGTTCTCAGCCCTATTTAGCGGCGGTCTCTCATGGCCGCATTCTCATGCTCAGAGCGTCATGGAACCAGGCGCATAAAGACGAGGTGAAAGACTTCCCGAACGGACGAAATGACGACACAGTCGACTCTGTGAGTCAAGGGTTCAACGAACTCCACCAATCAAACATTCTCGTTCCTACCTGGGGTCGTCCCACTTCAGTAGACACTGGAGTAGTGAGAGGTGGTAGTTCAGGACAACTTGTCCAGGGAATCGTGTGGGGTCGTAGAGTTTCGTCATCCATCCCAGGCATCAGATAGTAGAGGAACAGAAACCATGGCTACTCCAGGCAACGTTACTCCGATCAAGCAGAATGTGTCGATGCTACTGTCGCGCCTAGGACTCTCTCGACTCGCGGGTATGATGTTCGATGGGAAACGGAAGCTGTACGACGTATTCGGCTATCCGCAGAATCTCACTTACTCACACCTCCTGGCCAAATATCAACGGCAGGACATCGCAAGTCGGGTTGTTGATATGCCACCAGAGGAAATGTGGGCTCACCCGCCAGAGCTCACGGAGATGCGTGGTGTCAAGGATAAGTGGGACGACTTCATCGCCAAGTCCCAACTCTGGCAGCGAATTATCCAGGCGGATAAGCTCCTCAGCTTCGGGTCCTTCGCAGTCTTGTGGGTTGGAATGCGAGGCAACCCTGAGGTACCAGCACCTAACCTTTCAAAGCTGGAAGATATCCTCTATGTCCAGGCCTATGGCGGCGACAACGTCAAGATCAAGTCGTATGAGGACAATATCCAGAATCCGCGGTACGGCCAGCCTGTAGTATACGAAGTTAAGGTTGGTCCCGAAAACCAGCAGAAGACGACCCTGGTACACCACAGCCGTCTGATCCATGTCGTTGATCGTCCCTTGCAGGGACTGATGTTTGGTGAGCCCCGACTTGCCCAAGTCTACAATACCCTGGACGATATACTGAAAGTGGCAGGTGGTTCTGCCGAGACCTACTGGCTCACAGGTAACCGGGGTATGCAGGTCGACGTGGATAAGGACATGCAGTTAGCAGCTGGTGACGCTGAGGCCCTGGAAGATGAGCTGGAAGAGTTCCAACACCAGCTCCGACGCTTCATTCGGACACGGGGGGTCAAAATCGAGCCTTTGGGCTCCGAAGTCGCTGATCCTCGCGGTGTTTTCGAGACTTTGGTCGCCATTTTGGCCGGTTCTACCTCAATTCCGCAGCGTATTTTGACGGGGTCAGAAGCCGGTCAACTAGCATCAGAACAGGACAGGGCAAACTGGTCCGAGTACATCGAGCGCCGCCGTCGAGTCTTCGGAGAGCCCTATATCCTTCGACCTGTGCTTCAATTCCTCGAAGATCGAGGCTATCTGCCCGCGGACACAACAATGAAGGCCAAACTCGGTACGAAGGAGTCGGTTTTCACGTGGCCAGAAGCTTTCCACATGTCCCCCCTCGAAGACGCCCGGACTCTTGCGGAGAAAGCCAGAGCCACTGTGAACTTCAGTCGCCGTGCTCAGTTCGGTAATCCGATCATTTCCGACGAGGAGGCTAGGGTAATTCTGAGTCTCCCCGAAAAGCCCAAGAGCGGAGATACAATGCCGAAGGCTCCAGCAAAAGCGGTAAATCCAGGATCCGGAGCTGGTACTCAAAGAGCAAGTCCAGCAGAGGCTCCAGCAGCAACAGCTCCAGCAGCAACGGAAGCCCCTGATACACGCGGTTAGCGACTAACAGTCACCATAACTTTAGCAAGGAGAGCACCATGGCAACGAAGCAAGCGCGCAAAGTGGCACTGATCAATGTCGCCGACTACCCTCGGGAGAAATTCATCGTTCACTGGCATATTGTGGTGGATGGCGAAGATGGCCTCGGCTATCGCTGGCAAGCGACGATCTCGGCATACAAACCGATCGCCTGGGACTTCCAAGGGAACAGAACGACAGAACGGCCGGATGTCGCGCTGCCTCAGTACCCCGCAGATATCCCGGTAAAGCAACACGAGTACTTGCAGATGTCAGCAGAAGATCAGCAAAAGGTCCGCGAGATGCAGGACGCTCGCAGGGATCTGTGCGCACAGATCTACGAGGCTCATCCGAAACCTGTCTACCAAGTTGCAGAGCAAGTTGGTGTAGCCGACACAAGAGACCAAGCAGACACCGCTGCACAAACCTGGGTCTTGGAGCAGATGGCCAAGCCCGAGCACAAGATCTATGAGAAAGCCGAGAAGCCGGTAACGGCGAATCCGCAAGGGGGCTACGCTCTTGCGATGGGACCTGGCGGAATGATCGTTGAGTCCCTCTTCGAGCTCCTCCGTCGGCTCTTCTCGCCTCTGATCTTCGCGTTGGCTTACAACAGTACGCTCAGGTCCAACCGGATGAACCAGGTGCGGGACTTCATCGACGCAGGAGCGGGTGCGGGACTCTGGCGGATCTACGACGGCTCCAGACCAGCAACCTGCGGTACGGCAACGACACTTCTCGCAGAGATGACCTGTTCGGATCCATGTGCTGCAGCAGCGGCCTCTGGCGTGATGACATTCAGTGCGATCACGGCGGATGCAGCTGCCAATGCAACTGGGACGGCAACTTGGTCGAGAGTCGTGGATTCAACCGGAACGTGCGCGGTGGACATGAACGTCGGCACGAGCGGGTCGGATCTGAACCTGAACTCGACAGCCATCAGCGTCGGCCAGGAAGTATCGATCACTTCGGCAGTCATCACCGAAGGCAACCCGTAAGCGAAAGGATCAGATCATGGCCCTTATTGAGCAACTGATGGGATTGACCTGGTGGAAGGGAACAAGATTGAAGTTAAGACTTTTCGGCGCGACGGCGAGGTGATATGCTGATCCTCCACGCCACCACTGATATCATTAGGGTCGTTACCGGCTCGGCGGCTGATGTTGAGCCTGCCGTTTCCGTCATGGAGACGGACAACGCCACGCCGCCTGTGGTGCAGGACATTCCGAACCTTGGACCGCTCGCCTCGATCACCACCGCGACGACTACGACTATCGTGGATTGCACAACTGCGAACCGGCGCAGGAACGTCAAGCACATCAGTCTGTACAACAACCACGCTTCGCAGGCGACTACCTGCCGCGTGGAGTTCAGCGACGGCACGCTGGTCTCAGTGCTGGCCAACGTGAACCTGCTTGCTGGTGAGATGCTGGTGCTCACGCAAGGCGGGGTGTGGCTGCACTACGATTCCAACGGCGGCCTCTACCCGAGCGTGGGGAACGCGGCGTCGCGGGCGGAAATGGAAGCGGGCACCGCGACAGACAAGTATGTGACGCCACAGGACATGAACTGGCACCCCGGTGTCTGCAAGGCGTGGGGCAAGCACGCGGTATCCGGGGCCGTCCCGCAGATGACGGCGACGTGGAACGTGACCTCGGTCACGGATTCCGGCGTATCTCGCGTGACCCCGGTTATCGCGACGGACTTTTCTTCGGCGAACTACTCGATCAGCGCAAACGCAGAGGCGGCCACGACGACGTACAGCGCGACGACGACGTGCTTGATCTGCGTCATCCGCAACGCGACGCCAAGCGTGACGCAGTTCACGCTTGATCTGTTGGAGATCGACATTGGGCAGGCAACCGACCCTGCTGCGTGGTACTGGCAAGCTTTCGGAGATCAGTGATGAACCTGAACCGCTCTGTGTTGATCGCAATGACGATGCCCGACGACAGCGTGCAGATCATGAATCTTGCTGTGGTTGCACGAGGGGATGTACTGCCAAGCGGGGCTGTGTGGCTCAAAGAGCCGGGTTGGTGGCTCCGCGATCCCGTTCCCTCGGTCATCGAGGACGAGATTAACAAGCTGTTCACGGCTGGCAACCGCCCGGTTAGCTGGCGGCGTGTGGAGCCTGGCGATTTGCCGAGCGACCGCGCCTATCGCCCTGCGTGGACTGATGACGGCAAGCGAGTTGTTCACGACATTGGCAAGGCGCGAGAGTGGCATCGCACGCTCATTCGGAAAATGCGTGCGCCAGCGATGGCGCAACTCGACGGTGAGTTCATGCGCGCACTTGGGCAGGGCAAGAAGGCGGAGCAGGACACCGTTGAAGCCGAGCGCCAGAAGTGGCGCGACGCTCCCGCTGATCCGCGCATCGACGCCGCGCAGAGCGTGGAAGAACTTAAACAACTCACTGTGGAGATTCACCGATGAAACGCATTGCACTAGTTTTTACTTTTGCTCTTTTCGCCCTGCCGGTGCTTGCCGGTCAGAACACGCTCTTGTGGGCGGATGCATCGGACAACGAAACCGCCTTCAACATCGAGCGCAAGGTCGGAGCCTGCACAGCCATCAGTAGCTTCTCCGAAATCGCCACGGTGGGCGCGAACGTCACGACTTACGTCGACCTGGCCGTCACCGAAGGCGTGACGTACTGCTACCGCGTGAGGGCATCGGGACCGGGGGGAACGTTCAGCGCGTACAGCAATACCGCTGACCGTCTCGTCCCTTTTACCGCCCCTGCCGCCCCTACGGGTCTGACGGTTGGACCTTAATCCGTTGGCTCAGATGCCTGATCGAGAATCGGCGTAGATAACCATGGCGATCATTGTCCAAGGTCGCGCAGTGTCGATCCCCTCGGGGCAGCGCCAGCTTTCACGTGACAACGTGCCAGACACGTTGACAATGCTGCTGCTCACGCTCAGATACTGCACCACTGCGACGCCTTTGTTTTGGGCTAACGCCGCCACAATCCTGCGCGTGACGCCTTGGCTCACCCTCGACGGTGGCGTGACTTGGAAACAGCGTGGGTTTTGGGAAACGAATGGCGGCATCCATCTCGATCATGGTGTCGAGGTTCCAGAGTCAACCTTCGGGTTCTCCTTGCTCCCCGGTACGAATCGGGAGCTGCGTCTCGACGTTGAGGTGCTTAACGGGCCACTTGCGTCCGAGGTTGACGTGGTGGCCGTATGACCATTCCAGCGCGCGTCGCCGGGCAAACCGACCAATTCGCCTTCACGACGAGCGGCACGTCAATCGGGATGACGTTCCCGCAGGACGTGGTTGTTGGCAATGCTATTGCAGTCGGGGCGTCCTCGGCCAACGTGGGTGCGGGCACTCTTGCTGACGACGCCACATTGACGGATGGCCTCAGCAACTCTTATGACAAAGACCTCACTCAGACGTTGGTAGACGAGTACCGCGACTACATCTATACCGGGAAGAATCTGACGACTGGCGGTGCTTGCACGGTGACGTATTCGCACGCCGGTCAAGGTGCCAATCGACGCACTGTGTGCGGAATGGAATACACAGCTTCTGGCGGACTCGCGCTAGATCAAGTCAACTCTGGCACTGGAACAGGAACAGCAGCCTCAAGCGGAAACATCACCACAACCGTTGCGGACGAACTTCTGTTTGCGATGTTTTCTGGGAACGGTGCAAACCCGACATGGACTGCTGGGACCAGTTGGACGATTCGTGGGCAAGACACGAATTCGCGTTCAGCGTTCGAAGAACGTTTTGTGACTGGAACAGGGACCTATGTCGGTGACGCGACGATTGACGCGAGCATGCAATGGATAGCGTTGGTGGCTAGCTATTACGAAGCAGGACTGCCACCGCCCGGTGCCAACGCCCCTACTGAACGTTCACACGGCTTTAACTTGCAGCAGATGGCCGACGCCGAGGATGAGGGGCGCTTCAACGAACTCGACGTGCGCAACTGGTGGCGTGAAGACTTGATGCCAGAACCGGCGTGAGGCGCGTGTGAGCTTGATCATCCAGCACTGGTTCGATGAGGACTTAGATGCGCCTGATGGAAGTATTACAGGGACTCTTGCGCGAACAAACGCGAACGACACCCAATCTGCATCAGGTAAGATCAACAACCGGGGTACTCTAGCCCAAGCTAATACAAACGATACTTCGGTAGTCACAGCTAAGGTCCGAGCCTCGGGCACGGTTGCACTAACAAACGCAGGTGATTCCAGCTCAGCTTCAGGTAAGGTAGCCACGAGAGGTACCGTAGTTCGGTCGGAAAGTGTTGACACTCCCTCCATATCAGGAAACGTCGTATCTGGCCCGATCTCAGGTACGGTGGCCCAAGCTGAGACGTCCGACACTTCTACGGTTACTGCAAAGATTAGAGTTCTCGGTACTCTTGCTCGTACCAATACTAACGATTCGAGTACAATCGCTGGCAAGGTGCGTTGGGTAGCAACGTTAGCCCGAACAGAGGCTCAAGACACCCCCAATTCTTCAGGTAAGGTACGAGTCACGGGTACTATTGCTCGTACCAATCTCTCTGATATCAGCAATGTAACAGCCAAAATCCGAGTAGTCGGTTCTCTCAGTCGCTCCGAGACAGTTGATAATAGATCAATCGCGGGTAAGGTCATAGTCAAGGGCTCACTAACCCAGACCAATGCCGCTGATATAATAGTGGCCTCGGGGACATTCGGCTCAGTCATTTCAGGTACAGTAGCTAAAGCGGAAGCCCATGATACCTCAGCTGCCAGCGGTAAGACCCGTGCAATTGGCACTGTCTCTCTTACTGAGCCTCACGATTCGCTGGCGTCCTCCGGCAAAGTCCGTAATCGAGCCACAGTCAATATCACGGGAGGTAATGATCTAAGTGCAACTACGGCGAAGATTATTGCTCATGGCACCTTAGCTAAAACTAATAGTCCAGACCTCTTGAGTGCTAGTGGTAAGCTCCGCTATGTTGGCTTAGTTGCCCGGACAGAAGTCAATGATTCCCCTGCCATAGCAGGTAAGATTCGTATCCTTGGCTCCACAGACAGAGTCGAGTCGCCAGATACTAGCACAATTTCTGTTAAGGGTACAGTCAAGGGTACCGTAAATGTCACGGAGGCTCGTGATATCATAGTCGCCCTCCAACAGCCTCCGTCTCCGCCAGCTAGCATCAGTAATGTGCTCAGAGGAGGCAGACGTGAGAGAATAGTTGATGGAGACCCAATTCGTGTAGTTACCGGATCTAAAGAACGAACCGTAAGGAGGCCTTAAATGTTTGATCCTAAAACCCTGCAAGAGGAAGACTCCTTTGCCTTCGACTTCACCGATCTCCTTGCGACAGGTGAGACAATCACGTCGGCACTCATCACGATCGATGTGATTAGCGGAGTAGATGCAAACCCAAGTGCGATGATTGCTGGGTCTCCGACCATAGCAGGGGCATTCGTTTCAGTCAAGCTCATCGGAGGAGTAGAAGGGGTCTTGTACTGCATCCACTGTCTTGCCACCTGCTCAACAGGTCTCAAGAAAGAGCTCAAGGGTGATCTTCGTGTTCGGGCGGATTGTTAAGCAGGCGTCCAAGACTAAGGCCTGCAGCTTGATTCCAGGGCCACTATGGCGCGACTGGCAGAATTAGAGGGCCAACTCGTGCGGTGCGAAAAGGAAGTATCCCAGGAGAAGGACGAGAAAGGTCTCTACGTCTTCCGTGATACCGACGGCTCCATTGGTATGTGGTCGCCGACGCCGGAGCGGATCGTATTCCACCACGTGAACACGGTCGCGGAAGCCCACGGTGTCAGGTTCCTTTGTCCTAAGTCGTTCGCCAAGAATAACGGACCGAAGGGTACACACTCTGTCTACATCTTCTTCAAGGGCTCGCCGTACGCTGGGCATAACAAAGACGGGAAGGAAGTACGTTGGAAAGTGGTAGGAGGCACGACGATTGACGATCTGCAACTAGCGCCGTCCATCCAGGAACAGGACGAGGGTATGCCGCCTGAGCATCAATGCAATTGGCACGGCTTTGTTGGATCGAGTGGAGTACCTCCGGGTCATGCAGCATAACCATTAAAAGACCATTAAATTCCTGGTGACTCTTTTCTAAGAGTCCTATATAATGGAGATATGGGAAGTCCTGTCAGAGGTACAGCGCACATCTTCATACGGGCTCAGGCGTCAAGCGATGAGCTACAGGTGAAGAAGTGGAACGGTCGTGACCACCTAGTTGTACCTACGGTCATGCTCGTCGAAGGTGTTCTTCACTCAAGCAACGCTCCCAATCCAGCACTCGCATTAGCGAGTGAATTCGGGATATTCCCGCAGGGCTGGGATGGTCGTCCGGTAGTTTACGGTCATCCTCAAGCTAACGGGGAACCAACTTCAGCCAACAGTCCTCAGGTCTGGGAAGACCAGGTCATTGGCCACCTCTTCGGTTCGGGTATGAAGGGGAAGAAGAAGCTTCGAACGTACATGTGGTTGGACAAAGAGAAAGCTCCCAAGGCTGAGCTCGAAGCCCTCGAGAGAGGCGAGTCAGTCGAAGTATCCACCGGTTTATACGCCCTGGAAGAACACGTCGAGGGCGACTTCGAAGGCAAGCAGTACAAGTCGATCTGGCGTAACATCGTGCCGGACCACCTCGCACTACTCCCGATGGGTTCCGTTGGCGCGTGTAGCATTGAAGATGGCTGCGGAGCTCCCAGGAACAACCTCTCGTTCTCGTACTCGAAGGATACCCCCATGTCGCCCTCTCCGCAAGTCGCAGCTGCAGTAGTAACCACAGCAGCCCCGCTCAACTGCGACAAGTGTGTGAAGGAGATCAAGGACAGTACACTCAAAGCCTTGAAGAACTTCTTTACGTCGGCAGGTCTCCAAACCAACGAGCTCTCCGACACCGATCGCCGTACAGCCCTGGAAGCGGCACTCGGAGCGGCCTACACCGACACTGGCTTCTGTATGATCCTTGCAGTATTCGCACAGAATCTAGTGTATGCCCATCTCAACATGGACACATGGGAATGGCACACCTACCAACGTACCTATTCGGTGGCGGAGGGCGGTGCAATCTCGCTCAGCGCCGACGTCACTGAAGTCAGGCCCGAGACGAAATACGTTCCACTCGTCATCGCAGTCGCTCAACCCACCACCAACGCAGGAGACCCAGCCATGAGCACCAGCAATCCGAACGGAGCGGCAGCGCAACCCGCCGCGAACGCAGCGCAACCCCAAGTCCCTGCGGCACAACCCGCAGTGCAACCAGTGCAACCAGCTGCACAACCAACTGCCCAGCCTGCGGCGGAGCCACAAGTGAACGCCGAGGTGAAGAAGGCCAAGAACCTCCAGGAGCTGATGGAGATGGCCGAGCCAGCCGTGAAGGAGCAGCTCCAGGGCATCATCAAGAGCAACACCGATCGCGCTGCGGCCCTGATCAAGGCGCTCGAAGGCAAGATCGGTCTATCCGCGGAAGAGCTGAAGGTCTTCTCGCTCGACAACCTGGAGAAGATGGCGGCAAAGCTGAACGTCGCTCCGCCTCCGGCCGATTTCTCCGGCGCCGCCGGTGGAGCCGTCAACACGAACGCCGCGGCCGCAATCAATGGCGGAGGTCAGCTGGACTTCACGCCAGCGACTCCGATGTTCGCGGAGAACCTGACGCCTCCAGTCAAGCAACAGGCGCCTCAGCGCCAGGCAGCGTAGCCCCAACGGGGCGCAGTACAGTCGTCACATAGTCGACGCACAATTAACTACCCTGAAAGGGCACTACCATGGCACGCAATACCATCTGGCTGAAGGGCGAAGGCCAAGTCAAGGAAGCCGCAGCTGCCGCCGGGATCACCCCGGGACACCTGATCTTCCGTAACACGTCCAACCAGTTCGCGGTACACGCAGTAGCGGAAGGCAACGCGTATCCGATGTTCGCCCTCGAGAAGGACTTCGTCGGCAAGGATCTCTCGTCCGCCTATGTGGCGACCGAGCAAGTCCAGGCCGTCATTCCGTTGGCCGGCGGAGAGATCAACGCACTGCTCCCCGCGAACGCTCTGGCAGTCGTCATCGGCGATGAGCTGGTGAGCAACGGCGACGGCACGCTGAAGAAAGTCACTGCCGGCGCGGTAACCGTGGGCAATCTGCGCCGAGTCGTGGCGCGCGCGCTCGAAGCCGTGGACAACTCCGCCGGAGGTACGGTGGTCCGCATCAAAGTCGAGACCGTCTAGGTCCCAGTTCAACCAGGAAAGGAAGGAAAGGAACCTCATGAATCCGAACCAAGTCGAAGGACTGGTGCATGGCGGTCAGTACGCACCGGGCTCCGTCGCCGCGAGACTGATGGCGAATGGGCTCAACATCAACGCTCTCCGCACCAACGATGTACTCCGCAAGGAGGAGTGGCTGCTGTTCGATCGCACCGTGATCGAGATCGCCAGACCGAGGCTCGTTGCCGTTGGCGATCTGATGTCTCGCAACCTCCGTATGCCGATCGCAAACGCGATGGGCACTACGGTCGTCCAACACGAGACGTCGAGCGACATGACGGCAGCCGATATCAACATGACGGGTCTGCCGGAAGGCGAGCGTGACCGGGTGCTGTTCAGCCAGGTGAACACGCCACTGCCGATCATCCACAAGGACTTTCAGTTGTCCTTGCGGAACCTCGAGTCGGGGCGTCGGATGGGTCAACCAGTCGACACCACGATGGCGGGAATCGCGGCCAGGAAAGTCGCGGACTCCGCGGAGGGCATGCTGTTCAACGGCGCCAGCGTCGTAGCCGGTGGCGGAACGATCTACGGCTACAAGAACCACCCGTCGCGCAACACGGGCTCGACCACGACGGACTGGGATCTCGGCACGACCACCGGCGAGGTGATTCTCGCCGACCTGATGGCGATGATTGCCAAGCAGGTTGCCGACAACATGTTCGGTCCGTACGTCGTGTACGTCAGCGTCGCGTCCTACGTTCGCCTGCTCGGCGACTTCAAGGCGGCCAGCGACAAGTCGATCATCTCACGCCTGCTGGAAATCCCGGAGATCGCAGCGATCCGGCCGACAACCCAGATTGCCACCGGTGCGGAAGTGCTGATGGTGCAAATGTCGACGGACGTCGTCGACTGGCTGGACGGCTTGCAGCCCACGACCGTGATGTGGGAGTCGCACGGCGGCATGATGATCCACTTCAAGGTCATGATGATCGGCGCGCCTCGGATCAAGGCCGACCAGTCGGGCCAGAGCGGAGTGGTGCACTACACGTAAGCCACCAGCGCGCGAGAAGTAGTACTCGAAGCAACGGTGGGAGAACCGTAAGATCCTCCCACCGTTTTGTAACCGTTCCAGGAGATCAGTCATGGCAAAGTTCAAGGTCGCAGCAGGCAAGCACCACCAGCGTCAAGCGGACGGGTCGGAGAAGACTTTCGTCCAAGGGGAAACCCTCGAAATGACGGCGAGCGAAGCCGCCAAGTTCCCGAACAAGTTCATCCCCGTTGTCGAAGACGACGAACCCGACGTACCCGACTCGGCGGTAGCCGCGGTAACAGCAGCAGCAGCTGCGGCGAAAGCGGCGGCGGCAAAGCTCACTGCAGCGGCCGGAGCGGCGAAACCTCCGGTCAAGTAACCGGGAGTCTCGATGGCTAGAGTAGCGCAGTCGGAAGTACGCGACATCGCGGGGTTGCCGAATGAGGCGGTTCCAGCGATCGTTGCTGCTATCCCCGTCTCCGCTACTCTGGTCGACGAGAACCTGGTAGGACAGGGGATGTCGGAGGCTACGCTCAAGAGTATCGAGCTCTTCCTTTCGGCCCACTTCGCAACACTGTCGTGGGAGAAGGGCCCATTAGCCTCTGTCAAGATCGGTGAAGCTGCTGAGCGGTACCACGATATCTACAAGGGCGGGTTCTCCTCAACTCGCTTCGGCCAACAGGCTCTCCTCCTAGACAAGTCAGGGAAGCTCGCAGCTATGTCGGCGAGTGCGACAAATCCGATGCGTCAAGCCGAATTTACTGTGATCGGATCACCTGACTTAAGCTCGGATTCCGATCTGGCGTGATATGGGTATCCTCACCGGTCGTCTCCCGCACAAACTCACCTGGTGGCGGGTCACTGGAGGAGATGGCTTTGGTGGCGACACCTTTGCAACTCCCCTTCTCATCGATGGGCGATGGGAGGATCGCCAGGAGACCTTCTATGGTACTCTGGATCGCCGAGAATTGATCAGCAAAGCTGTTGTCCTCGTGAACCAAGATGTTGCCGTAGGCGATTACCTTTGTCAGGGCAATAATGTCGCTTCTGCGAATCCAACAGCTCTCGCTGGTGCGCTGAAGATCCAGCGCTACGACAAGACTCCCGACCTTCGTAGCCTCGATGCAGTCCGGAGGGCGGTGCTCTAATGACCCGCGCCTTCATTGCTGACTTTAAGCCTCGGCTCCCCGGCCGTACTCGTGCTGGGTCGCCAGCGTATTTCCGTCGGAGTTCGATGATGGAGGCTAGGGAATCAATGGCTGAGGTCATCAAGAACTATAGCGACCTAATCAAGCATCTCAAGGGGGTTACCCCTGAGGTACTTCGCAATGCGCTCGAACCCGTCTTCGATAAGAGTCAGGAGTATGTACCTCAGAAGACGGGGGCTCTGAGAGCTTCTGGCGAACTTGAAGTTATTGGTGCCATGGGCTCTGCGCACGAGCCTGAAGGTTCAATTACCTACGGTAACTCGGAGGCGTGGTACGCAGCTCTAGTACACGAGTATGTGTGGCTCAACCACGAACCACCGACTCGAGCTAAGTATCTCCAGTCTGCCCTAGAAGAGGAGATAGACTCCTTCCTCTCTTCACTGGCAGTCGACTATGCAATGGCCCTGGGAGGAAGATAGTGAAAGATCCAGCCATCAGTGTGAAAGATGTCATCGTAGGGGCACCTCCTCTGGGTACCTTTGGAGCAGCCTCGGGATGGGGTGTTTACATTGGTGCCTTCCCCACAACCTTGGATACAGCAATCTTGGTGAATGCCACTGGTGGTCGGCCACCTTATCCACATCTCCTCTTGAACATGCCTTCGGTACAGGTAATGACGAGGGGTACGAAGAATGGCTATCAAGCTGCCCGCGATAAGCTTGAGGCAATTGTCAACCGTCTCCTAGGTATGGACACTACTGTCCTCCAAGGAGATACCTTCCGCTCTTGCAACCAGATCGGCGACATCGCCTACCTGGGGCAAGATGACAACACACGGCCGATGTTCTCAGCCAATTTCTGGTTTATAGTCGAACCCGCGGCACTGGCAGGCGGGCACAGAGTCGCAATCACGTAAAGGAAAGGACTAGCCATGGGTGCAAAGACGATTCACCTCTCCGCCGACGATATCACCTATCTCCTATTGCCGGGAGCCCAAGGGGAGATCTCGCGAGAGGGTGTTGCAATTGACGACACCATCTTCGGACAAACCTACAAGTCAGCCCTTACTGGGCCGATCACATGGGGCATTACCGCCAATGCCATCTACAAGGGCTACGCCGGCTATGTCGCCAAGCTCCTGAAGCCTGGAACGTCGACCTTGATGACAACTGAGGCAATGTCACTCGTCTCGGGTAAGACGTACCGCGTTACGGCAACGGCCAAGCGCTGTTTCGATCGCGCAAACGCTACGTTCAATGTGTTCGATGGTGGCGTGAACAAGAACGCCGAGCTGGACAACGTCAACTATGTGTTCGGCGAAGTAACGTTCAAGTCATCGTACACTGTTACGGGTGCGGTGACAGTCACCACCAACTACTTCCCGCTGATCTCGCTGGGCAAGTACACCGGGTACACGTTGAACATGACGGCGGATCCAATTCGGGATTCGGACATGCCAGCGCTTCAGGCAAACCTCGGGTATCACACCCATACTCCTGGGTTGAAGACGGTAAGTATCGAGCTCCCGACGGTATTCAACGCAACTGACGACTGGCCGAACCTGCTGGACGATCGTTCGGAGTACGTCATCGAGATCAACCCTGACGGGACAGCATTCTCAGGGTCGATTGGCCGGGGCTTCTTCCGGCTGATCTCGCAACGTCAGTCCGGCAACGTCGGGGCGTTGGAAGAAGAGAGCCTCCGTTTCGATCTGAACGTGCCATACTACCCGGCACAGCCGACTCTCACGTACCCCTTCGGGTGGTTCCACGCTCCAGCGACGCCAATTCCTGCAGCCATCAAGACGGCGCTCGATCGGTTTCTCGCGGATCTGCCTGTCTATGCGAGGTATCTGCACGATGGCGTCGCTGGCTGGAAGGGCTCGGGTGTCTTGACGAGTCTATCGCTGACCGCCGGTATGGAGTCGACAAACACGTTCGCAGTGAACGTGCAGATGAGCGGCGCGCCAACGGTGGTGTAACATCAGGTCCGAATCACCTGGAGGCAATGGTCTAAGCAGTTAATGTCCGGCGCCTCCAGGCCTATTTCAACGTAGAGTAGAGGAGTAGAACATGAGCACAGTACGCGATGCGGTGAGAGCAAAGATCCTTGGCGAGAAGCCGGGGCACTCGGCAGTGGAGCTGGATGATGGCTCCGTTATCGAGGTACGCCAGTTGACGGTGGGACAGATGCTGGATACCGTCAATGAAACGGATATCAAGAAGCGTATGGCGCGCTACTTGATCGAGTGCTGTTTCGTTCCTGACTCCGAAGATCGGGTGTTCGAGGAGGCTGACTTCGATGTCTTGATGACGCTTCCATCTGGTGGCTCGTACCAGAAGCTGATGGACGCCATCAACAAGATGCTCTTACCGGTGCAGGTAGGAGAAGCAAAAAAAGACTAAGGCAGGACACTTACCAGTTTCTCGTGCAATCCGTAGGGTACCACCTAGGAAAGACCGAGAAAGAGGTAAGGGCGATGGGCGGCGACGAGTTTGCTCGTTGGGTCACGTTCATAAAGGACGTCGTGAATGGCAGCCAGGCGGACAGTCGATCTCGGCACGGTCGGGTTCGGTCTCGTACCTGATACTAGGGCGCTCGAGCAGTCCCTAACCGTACTGAAAAAGTACGGCAAAGAAGTTGAGCGCCTAGGTCAAGTCGAGGACGAGGTCGTCCAGAAGCAGTACCGAAAGTTCGCAGCGATCGAGCGGACTCTCTCGAGTCTCCTTGCCCGCACGATCGCTACTACAACTCGCATGCGCGAAGCTGGAGTTGCAGTTCCAGAGATTGACAAGGTCGAGCAGGCGTATAAACGCGTCAACCGTACTCTCACAGAGCAGGCCGATCTACTAACGAAGGCTCAGATCTCTCGAGCCACAGTAGGTATGTCGGCAGTTCTCGGTGCAGGTAACCGCCTCGCAGGTGTCGGTGAGATCAACAAGTTTGCGTTGGGCTTCAGGGATCTGGAGAGAGCTGCGATCCTTGCACTAGGTCCCCTCAGTGGAATCGGTGCTCGCCTTGCTGTAATGTCCGCCCTATTCGAATCGACCTCCGTCAAGATGGCATTGTTCATCGGGGGCATTACAGGGGTTGCTGCCGGTACAGCAATATTAGCGACAGCGAGTGTGAAGGCCGTAATCGATATGCAGAGGTTTGATGCCCAATTGACCTCTTCAACAGGTTCAGCAGCTCTGACGGGCGATGCGTACACCTACGTTCTGGGAGTAGCAAACAAACTCGGTCAGAACGTTCGGAACCTGATCGAACCTTACGCCAAGTTCACAACGGCCGCTAGGCTATCAAACGTTACCCTAGAGGATCAGCGGAAGATATTCGAGGCTGCCACGATTGCTGGTACGGCCATGAAGCTGAACGGCGAACGTATGGGGCTTGTGTTTCTGGCCCTAGAGCAGATGCTGTCCAAAGGAACAGTGTCGATGGAAGAACTCCGCCGCCAATTGGGCGACCTCTTACCAGGCTCCTTCGAGTTGGCTGCCAAATCCATGGGCGTAACAACTAGTGAGTTCGCCAAGATGATCAAGAGTGGCGAGGTCATGGCTAAGGATATGCTGCCGAAATTGGCGACTTTGTGGGTACAAGTATTTGGCCCCGGTGCATTGCAGGCTGCAGAGAACTTGCAAGCGGAGATGCAAAGGGTAGGTACGTCAGTGTTCGAGCTACTCAAGAGGTTTGATCAAGCCGCTGGATTCAGTGAGATATTCCGCAAGACAGTCGTGGCAACGAGGCTAACACTCGACTTCCTAGCTCATAACATGGAACAGATCATCTCTCTGTTCGGTGCCCTGGCAGGAGCCGGGGCGGGCATGGCTGTACTAATGATCTTCTCCAGGTTACCTACCCTAATAGCGGCGACCGCATCAGCAGTCAGGGCTCTCACCGCTGCTACTCTAGCTCTGGACTTCGCCTTAATCGTCTCAGGGTGGGGTGCAATTCTCAAACAGATCGCCAAGGTCGCCATTGTACTAGGTGGCGCAGCTATTGGCTACGCCTATCTGACTCGGGAGCAGAAGTCCGCCTCCGAGACAATGGACGAGTGGATTACCAAATCTAAGGACTGGATCAACGTCCAGGAAGAGATCGGGTCCGCACACAAGCAGACTACGGAGGAGATGAAACAGGGTACGGCGACGCGACTCCGGTTGGTATACGCAGAACTCGGAGCAATTCAGGCACAGCTAGCTGTTGCCTTAGCGCAAGCAGAGAGTGCAGCCCAGAACAGCGCGGCCCGAATGACTCTATCTCGCGGTGGCAAGTCGACTCTTGCGGCTCCGCCGGATCCAAGTCAGGACCCCGCCGTCAAGGCTCTTCAAGCCCGTCTTGACAAGGTTAAGGAGATCTCCCTGGAGATGGAGAACTTCCTCGAGAGGGCGAACGTTCTTAAGATCGACAAGCCGAACGTCGGTGAGGTTATAGGTACGCAGTGGGAGAACTGGATCAAGAAGATTCAGGAGAACATCCGCACATTTACGAGTCTCTCGGAACAGATTAAGGCCGCTGATTTCGGGCATGAGGCAATGCAGCAAGCCGAGGCAATGGGTAAAGCCATCGAGATGATGGCTGATCAGCCCGAGAAGCAGCGTGGTAGCCTTGCGAACATCTCCAAGTCCCTCAGAGAGGCGGGATTTGAAGGTAAGAACCTGACAGAACAACTAACTGCGATGTTCCTGGCGATCGACAAGAACAAGGAATCGCTTAAGGAGCTAGAGGCCTTCCCGAAGAAGTTCGCCACGGCTGGTGCCGCGATCCGGAAGATGTTCGAGGATGTAGGAGCTCGACGCGAAGCAGCTCTTAGCGCGAAGCCGGAGGAACTTGCCCAGCAGAAACAGCTCGAGTTGCACGTCGTTGCTTTGACCCAGCATCTGAACGACCAACGATTGGCACAAGAGAAGGTCAACGAGATAGTCGAGGTCTTCAGGCAGAAGTGGAAGGAGATGGCGGAAGCCGAAACAGCCTCTGCACAGATCAAGAAGGTTACTCAGGAACTGGAACGCTTGGATAACCAGATTGGCGACACGACGCAGCGCTCCCTTGAGCAGTTCAAGGATCGGATGGACCTAGCCTTCCGAGCTCTCCAGTTGGGTATCGGTAGTATTGAAGACTACTGGCGGAGGGTTCAGACTATCCAGGACGATCTGAGTCGGACAGTCCTGGACAGAACAACACTCTTCGGACGTAGTATTCGCGAGGTATTCCGGGACGTCGAGAATAGCATTGCTGACTCGATGGCCAGAACAACTCTGGGGCTGGAGACGAGTTGGCGCGACGTATTCAACAAGATTGCTCAGGAGGCACTATCGTTCGTGTACAAGATGGCGGTTGTGCAACCAGTCATGACAGCTTTATTCGGGAGTATGTACACCCAAAAGCACCAGGTCGGAGAGGGCTTACTTGAGCCCTTCTTACGTGCAATAGCCGGAGGCCAAGGAACATCGACCTACAACCCTGGTAATCTTTACCAGTCAGGTGAAGCTCCGATCGACTGGGGTGGTAACTACGCTACAGGAGGTAGCTTTACAGTCGGGGGTTCAGGCGCAGCTGACAGCCGAATGATCGCTATGGGAGTTACTCCAGGCGAACGTATCGATGTCATGACCCCGGATCAGCAGCGCTCAGGAGGAATGCCCAACATAATGATCAATATCAAGAACGAGTCAGGGCAACCAATCGAGCAGACGCAGTCAGCCCCTCGAATGGAGGGTGATGTAGTAGTGATCGATCTCTTGATCCGGCGTCTGATGAAAGACGCGGGTTCCCGAAACCAACTGCGGAGCTTGTTGTCTACAGCTCCCCAATACTAACTAGTCCCCTACCATGGCAGATTTCCCGCACTCCTACGCAAAGGTCCTAGCCGAAGGCTATGAGAAGGATCGAGCTAGTGCTGTGGCTCGGACATCAATGGAAGATGGAATGGTAAAACAGCTACGTACCAAGAGTCGCGTCCTCGTGACGCGAGCTTTCGTGGTAGGTCTCGCGTCGCTGGCAAACTATCAAGCCTTCATCACTTGGTTCCAGACCGACATCGACTATGGTGCGATGTGGTTCAATTTCACGGATCCTGAGGATAGTGTCGTTCGTCAGGCTCGTATTGTGAACAAGCTGGATAAGGAACGTCCGCTTGTTGGTCTGGGTCAGTGGCGTATTCCGGTCCAGATCGAAACTTGGAGTGGTTAGTATCCATGCCTAGACTCAGCTACACTGCCAATTTCAAGGAGAAAACCGGATCTACGACCGGTGAGGAGCCGTTCTATCTGCTGGAGATTAGCCATCCTGATCTTGAGGCTCCAGGAGTAGTAAGAGTGGTAAACGATACTCAGGATCTCGTCCATCTGGGCAACACGTTCACAGCATGTGGCTTTCGGGTTCAGTTTCCGGAAGACGTCGCCCAGACAATGCCACGAGTCCCGATCTCGATTGACAACATCGGTCGTGAACTTACATCCTGGTTAGATGCCTCCAGTGGAGGCAAAGGAGCTCAGGTCCGTATTATTCAGGTAATGCGCGATACTCCAGACGTGATCGAGCAGGAATATGCTATGACCCTTCTCAATACCCGGCAGGATATTATGGAGGTATCGGGAGAGTTGGGTTATGGAAATATGCTCGATATGTCTGCCCTCGCCATACTGTATTCGCAAGAGTCCGCATCGGGACTCTTCTGATGAACTTCTCTCACTGGTCCAATAAGTACGTAGGCAAGGTGTACGTCGCAGAGGAGTATGACTGTGGTGAGATGGTTAGAGAGGTTCAAATTCAGGAATTTCATCGCACTGTGCTCATTCCTACGGAGCGTAGTTACAGAGGCAAGCAGGGGAGAGAGAAGCTACGTGAGACAGCAAGACAGATCCTTCTGGAACGTGATCGTGTCGCTGTTCGAACCGAGACTCCAGTTGATGGAGACGCCGTCCTGATGTTTAGTGGCTCGAAAGCGATGCACGTTGGCGTCTACTGTCTCATCAACGGCGAAGCGTGGGTGCTACATTGTGCTGAACGTGTGGCGCAGGTAATACGTACACGCGTGCGCGAGCTAGATCCCCGAGGATTCAGGCTAGAAGGGTACTACAAGTGGAAATGAGCCTACCCGCCGAGATCCAACAGAGGCCAACACTCGTTTGGTCTCCACATCCTTTCCAGAGGAGTGAAGGACGGGAGGTCATCTGTGCTCTATTTCAGCCAAACGAGACTCTACTCGAATATCTCCAGAGGGTAGGTATCCTGGAGAAGATGGGGCGTCAGCCCTTTATTCTTACAATTGATGGTCGTCAAGTACCTAGAGCTCTATGGGGAAGATGCCATCCGAAACTCGGGACCCAGATTAACCTCTACGCCACGGTCCGCGGTAGCAGTGGTAATGGTCAGAAGAAGAACCCTATCATGATTATTGCCATGATTGCCCTCTACTACTACGCTCCGTATCTCGCGGGTGAGTTTGCAGGAGTGGGAGCGACCGCGGGGGAGCTTGCGCTATGGAAGGCTGGTATCTTAGTCGTTGGCGGGATGATTATTAGTCAGGTCTTTCCACCACCGCGGCCTAACCTGTCTAGAGCTCAGGGCTTGGATAATGACTCCCCGACCTATTCAGTTACCGGAGGTTCCAATCGGGCTCGTCTGTACGAGCCTATGCCAAAGATCATTGGGACAACCCGAATCTTCCCCGATCTCGGTATAATTCCCTACACTGAGTTTGAAGGTTCAGACCAGATTCTGTATCAGGTCTTCAACTTCGGCTATAACGACGTTGTGCTTAGTGAATGGAAGATTGGGGAAACACCGATTGGGAACTTCGTTGGTGTAACTATGCAAGAGTCAGGCCTAGACGGTGTACTTACTCTCTTTCCCGGTAACGTAGACGCAGCTGAAGGAGCGCCTCTCGTTGTACCCAACGAGTGGATACAACGTACTACTAGCTCAGATACCACCGGGATCGCAGTCGAGATTGCCGGTAGTCTCTTCAGAATTGCTGCAGAGGGGCTGCTAGTAATTGGGGCAGAGATCGAGATCGAGTACCGGACTATAGGATCGGGCTCCTGGACTCCGCTGGACTACGAGGCTGATAGTACTGTCGCATTGACTCCGGTCAATGGAGTTTGTCGAGTACCCTTGCAGTTCTATAATGGGGGCGCCCGTAAGGCAATCTCCGTTCAGTCGGACATCGCTGGTGTAACAATACTATCAACCTCTCTCAATACTCCTGCCGGAGTTGGCAAGATCCTGCTGATATATAGCGGTGATCCAACATTCGGTTGTCAAGTCAAATGGCAACCTCCTGGTATTCCGCTGAACAACCTGGGAGAGTTTGTTAGGGTTGGTGAATCGAATAAGACTGGTGGAGGGCAGTTTTTACTTTGGGATAAGAGCCGTACGCAGAACATCCTAATCTCAGTGGATATGTCTTTAGTAGTTTCCACGTCGTTTACCGATGAGTTCGTATTTGGCCACGACTTTACTGTAGGATTACCTATTGACGGCCGATTCATAGTGGTCAACGGATCGAGAGCACCTCTCCGTCGTACCTTCTTCTGGCCCGTAGCTAAAGGCCAATACGAGGTTCGTGTCCGCAGAACAACCCCCAATGAAGTGGATGTGCAGTCAGTTTCAGACATTATTTGGTCTCAAGTTCGCTCATACCAGCCCGATACCGCTGACTATACAGGTCAGAAGCGTGTGGCCCTCAAGATCCGGGCTAGCGATCAACTGCAAGGAGTTGTCAGCGAACTGAACTGCATTGCACAGGCTCGGACGACGGTGTTTGGGGGTGGGTACGGGCTACAGTTCAATGGCACGACACAGTACGTGAATTGCGGCGCCAACGCTTCACTGAGCCCAACCGTGATGTCCGTGGAGGCATGGATAAAACCGACCGTCCTCTCGCTCGTGCAGCCGAACTACATTTGGTCGACTGGGCGCGATATGTCGCCTCCAAATGGTGGCTTGGGATTCGAAGTGGGGTCGAATGGAGCGCTTGTGCTCATTATTGTGCTGCCGAGCGGGGTGTCCAGATCTACCAACTCTGCTGGCGGATTGATCGTCAACGGCGCTCTTGCCCATGTGTGCGCAACTTACGACGGACAGTTCGAAAGACTTTACGTCAACGGGGTTCAGGTAGTCGTTCAAGATTTTGGAACAGTGGCCTTAATGGGGCCGATCCCCGCTACCTACTTCGCCAGCATCGGCAATCTTGGTCTAGCTGGCGGAAATCTATACAACTGGCCGGGCACCATAGATGAGGTCCGTTTCTACAGCCGCGCCATCACCGCTGCCGAAGTCGCCGACCACTACCGCGGCCGCTACGACGACGAATCCGGCCTCGTCGGCCGCTGGGAGTTCGACGAAGGCGCGGGTGTCACTGCCAACGACTCTAGTGGCAACGGCAACCACGGCACACTAGTGAACGGCCCGGCGTGGGTCGCCGGCGACTCTACTATTCCTCGGGGCAACGTCGTTACTTCTAATCCAGCATGGTGGTTCCTCGATGTCACTAGAGGCAAGTTCGTCGGAACCCGTCGCGTATGGGGTGCTGGATACGCAGACGCAAAGATCGACATCGAGGGGCTAAAAGCCTTCGGAGCTTGGTGTGCCCAGGAAAATCTGACAGTAGACGGAGTATTCGATCAGCAGCTCTCCGTCTATGACATGCTCTCACAGATTGCTCTGATGGGTCGCGCAACCCCATCTTGGGGCTCCGGCAAATTCGGCACAGTCTGGGATGCTCCGGACCTGCCATCGACTGCGTTATTCGGGATGCAGAACATCATCCCTGGTAGCTTCAGCATAGAATACACGAACGAAGACTTGGCTGAGGTACTGGAGGGGTGGTTTATTAACCCTGATAACGGGTGGAAACGTGACTTTGTCAGGGTAACAATTCCCGGTGCCAGTAGCGAGGCTAGAGTCAATAAGCTCGAGTTTCTCCTGTGTAAGAGCCGTATCTTGGCTGCACAGTTGACTAACCTCTACGCTGCGCAGAATATCTACCGTAATCGCCGCTATAGGTGGCGTTCGGACTGGGAGGCAATGCCTAGTGCTCGTGGAGATGTAGTACAGCTTTCGCACGACCTAGCAAGTATGAACTATTCCGGTCGACTCGTTGAGGGATCGACAGCGTCAGTTCTCAAGCTCCCGAAAAAGGTCCCTCTGGAATCTGGTGGAGCTTGGATCACACTCCAGAAGCCTGATGGTACTTTTGATACATACTCCGTCCAAGGAGGATCGGGTCTTACGGATTCTCTCACGTTGGATGTAGCCCTCTCGTTTAATCCGGGAGCGGATGCCGCTCATCCTCCGTACGACTATCGTTGGTTATACGGTCCCACGCCAACTCCTGGCCGTCTGGTAAAGATCGAAGGGCTGAAGCCAGTTA